TTCTACAATACCTTTTTTAAGGTTTTCTTCGTCAATGATAATATGATAGTTTAACCTACCATCAACATAAAACTTTTGAAACATATCATAACCATTATTTGAAAAATCAAACAATTTTAATATGTTATAGAATTCTTCTTGAACTTTATCGACAACTTTATCCGGAAGATCTGTGTCTTCTAGAACAATTTCAACTACTTCATCAAACGTATCAACATTAATAGCTTCATTAACTACTTCGTCAATAGCTTGAGTAATTTCTGGTTGCATAGACATATTGCGGTAACGAGTGATGAGCTCAGCTTCTGATTTAGCTGAGCCTTCCATATCTAGCCCGGTGGAATAAAATCCACCGAGCGAGTTAGATATGGTAAGTGCACCATCGTCATTTATTGGATCGGCGAATGATACGGGTTTTTTCTCGTCATCATCCGCCCTTTTGATTTCAAAACCAAACAGCTTCATAATTTAGCCACTCCTTGAATATTAAGTAGTGGGAATACCGGTGACGCCTTCAACTCTCCAGAAATCATATTGGAACGTTACACCAAACTCTTCAATAGTATCGGAAGCACCCCAATCGAGAGCAATGCCGTCGATTATAATAGGATACATACCTTCAAAAACGTAAGACCTAAGGGCCGTACCATCTTTACTAAATTGTGTAATAATTCCGTTAGATTTATAATTTTGGGGAAGTGATCTCAAGTTTCCATCATGAGAATTAATAGCGTTTGACCAAGCTTCCAGTGAATTTCTAATAGCAAAATCTTCATCATTAATAACAGTAACAGTCCAATCGTCAAATGTTCTATCACCTGCGTACTTTATATTTCGACCGAAATAAGGTACCTGAAAAGCACCAACGTTAGATGCGGGAATTCCTGCTGATCTAACCATGAATGGTACCTTAAAGTCGGCCTCAGGAGCAACAGGGTTTAAAATCTGAACCTGGAAGAGAGATGGACGAGCACCACCGCCTGTAAGCTGTGATTTAAACTCGTTAATATTAAATGCCATTGTCTCGTTCTCCTTTTCCTATTATTTATTACGTGAGTGAGCCAACAATTTCGTCGAATTCAATGCCTGTTCTTGTAGCAACAAAAGTAAGCTCAATAACGTTGATTGAACGAGCGGGTTTAATAAAAATGTTTGCCTTGAACTTATTCTGATCGATCACTTCAGGAGTATTAACAGTACCATCAGAAATTACTCTGAAGTCTGTAATACCACGTCTGCCTTGGATTTCTCTCAAGAATGGTTCTACAATATTCTTAAATTGTGTTTGAGTAAATTCATCATTTAATTCAAACAAAAATGATTGAGCAGCAGTAGCAATGGCTTTTTCTACTGCAATAAACAATCTTCTTACGTTGATTCTATCAAATGAACTTACATAACCCTGACCAGTCTTGTCGCCAAAGAGAAGAATTCCCTGGCCTACTTGTGACATAATAGGATTAATGCTTGATGAGTAAAGTTGATCTCTCTGAGCCTTATTAGGATTGAAAGCCAACTTAACAACATTTTTAATAACACCTCTTCTATAACCAGCTGGAGACTCATAAGGCTCAACTCTTGAGCAAAGACCAGCCGAATCACCATTCATTGGAATCCAGCGATACTTATCGTTATACTTGTCGTAACGATACTTATAACCAGAATCCATAAACCAGTAAGATGAACTTTGAAGCTTATTACGATAAGCGATAATGTTTACCAACTTAGTATTAGCTGCTGCAGAATCAACTGAAGCTTCTTTAGAAGGTGAAATGAAAGCAACACAATCTTTTCTGTATTCTGCAACATTACCGATGACATAGTTAGCAACAACTCCGCCATCATCATTCTTACCAGTAAGAACAAAAGAAACATCAATTTCGTTTGAATTCTTAAACAAATCGTAAGCTGTTGCTAATCCAGATAAAGATAAGCTAGATTCATTATTACCGTTTACTGCCACAGCAGATGCAACTGTATATTCTTCATCGATTGTATCGAATCCAATTTGTGAACCTGGGTTACCCATATTTTGGATAGTGATACCTGTTCCAGAATTTTCAAACATGGTACCATTTCTAACTGCAATATAAGCAGAATTGTTTTCAATTAATGTTTGATAATACTTAGTTCTACCATCAGCTGCTTGATCTGTATTTGTAATAGAAACATCTGAATAAGTTTCGAGTACAGTTCCAGAAGTTCCTGTAATACCGCCATCTCTATCAATTACTGTAATATGATAATTGCCAGATGCTGGAGCACCTTCATACAATTCACCATACTTATACTTAACTCTCAGTCTTACTTGACTCCAATTATCAGCAGAACCAAGATATTTTTCTACTGTTCTGATTGTGTAATCATAACCAGCGATATCAGGTGCGTTTGTTGTCACATCACCGTTAATATCAAGAGATGTTTCAGTAAATTCAGCAACTGTTAAATTAAAGTAGCCAATTCCGTCGTTACCAACTTCAATCAAACTACCAGCTTCTATTAAACCATCTGCGATTTTATCTGATACTTCAACACGGAAGGTAAGCTCAGTTGTTGCTGATGCGCCAGAATTAAAATCTAATGTATTAGATACAGCAGTATTACCAAATGGGTGACTACCGTCTATTCCACCCACTTCATAAATAGTTTGCTCATATCCAGCACTACCACTCCAAATAACACCGAGTGAGTTTCCGAGAGCACCGGGATAAAGAGCTTCAAACGCACTACTCGTAGTAGTGGTATTACCTTGAAGACTTACATCAATTGCTGTATCAGAATGTGCTTTTGTAGCACCGTTATCAGCTCGAGCAACCCAAATCGCGTTTGCATAAGCTAAGTAATCTGCTGCTACGAAAAATGTTTCGTAATTGTCATTCGAAGGCTTACCAAATCGGCTTACTAATTCGTCTTCCGAAGAAATAAGAATTGCTTCATTAGTGGGGCCCCAATTGAATACACCAGCAATTGCTGCTGGCGGCGTCGCAATGGCCGGTACAGCTGCCGATGCGTCAACTTCTCGAACAATGACGGAAGGACTTACGGAAAAAGCCATTTTTTTCTCCTTTATATTGATCTACGTTAAAGCGTTAGTCAGGTTTGTTCACTATTCTTTATTTATAAAACTAGACTTTTTTACCAACTCCAGTCTTCTTGTTCCTTAACAGCGGTCCAACCCTTTAAATTATTATCTTCTACTTCGTCACCTATATCAATAAAGCCAAATGGCAAAAGTTCTTCTTCCAATTGTTCTTCTGATTTTTCTCTCAATTTCATTAAAGTATTTATGTCAGATATTTCTTTAAAATAATCTTGGTCAGTTAGCCAAGAAAAAATAACTAAATTCATTACTAAATCATCATGATGTCCAGGTTCAGCCTCATAAGATGATCCTTTTTTCGAAAAGCGTGATAATTCTTGTATTGTATTAAAGTCTCTGAGTAATAATTGATTTTGTTCTATAAGCATTTTAAGGATTGAACAACCAATAGATTTAACAGTTTTTGTTGTTCTTATTCCATTATCGGCCCTTTTACCAGCACTATAGCCCGAAGAAATTCTTTTTCCAGATCTTCCAGCGTTCTGAGTATACAATATATTTTCATAATCAAAGTCCATCGAGAGAACGTCTGATACTTGCTCGCCTATATCGTTAGTTTCAATTAGAACACTTGCTCTATTATACAACATTGCTATTCTATATATAACTGAAGCAAAATCAACGGGAGTTACATAATTATCCCGAAATACACACACTTGCTTATATGGCATTGATGTAATATCAATAATTGTAAACGTCGAATAATCTAAACCTTTACCGCGTGAAACATCGCAAGTCATTACATAAATGTGATCTTCTTCTTGTCTTTCGTATTGATAAATGTTTTCTTTTTCTACTAATGGTACATCATAAGCAAGTTGTTTTAGTTTACTTCCATCAATAAGAGTTCCAGAGCTACCTAAGAATTCTCCGCAATACTCTTGTCTAAATTTTTGTTCATCGTGATCTAACGCTTCCATGGTTTCGTTTTTCCACTTCTCATCACGGCCGGGAACATCATTCCACATTACTTTAACGTACTCATAACCATTTGTACCCTCTTCAGCTCCTTTACAGGTCTTCCAGAAGTGGTTTAGTCCATTTGGTGTTGATGTCATTAAGAGTTTTGTTGATTCACCAGAAGAGATTGTAGGATACACCGATGCAAAAAATTCATCATATCCTTCAATAAACGCGACCTCATCAAGATATAAGAATGAAATAGACTTACCACGAATAGCGCTCGATGTAGTAGTACCAGCATATATTTTACAACCATTTTCAAGCGTGATATTACCTTTGTTCCATTCTTCTACACCTTGTTGCATCCAACGGGGCATTGCTTCATAAGCTAACTGAACTCTACCCAATACTTCTCGAGCAGCATCACCTTTATTTGCTAAAATAGCTACTGTTTTATGTTCATTAAAAAGGATGTAATGTAAAATAATTCCAACGGCTGTTGTAGTTTTACCAGCCTGCCGAGCAGTAAGTACGGCTACACGTCGATTATTTGTAATTTTTTCAATGATTTCTCTTTGATAAGAATAAAGGTCAAGTGGAATTAAACCTCTATCAACGTGCACAATTTTAATATAGTTTTCTGCAAAATAGCATGGATCTTGAGCACACTTAACGTATTCTTTTAAAAGGTCTGGTGTCCACTCTATATCTTGACCCGATCTTTTGAGCTGAACGTTACCTAAGTAACCGCCATTACTCACTACCTTCTCCCTTTATCATTTTGAGAAGATCTGCAGTCGAAACGATAAGATTATTATTAGTGATATTTGTTTCTTGTTTAGTTTCTTCTTCCTCTTTTGCAAATCTCTTTTTAGTAGAAAGCTCTACATAATCTTTGTTTGCATCGAGAAGAGTTTTCATTAATGTAGATACAACTTCAAACGCTCGCGGAGATTCTGATTGTTTTGCTATTGAAACCATTTCTTTTACTGCATCGTCACCAAGACCAATAATATTTTCGATATTTCTTTTGGCCAATTCAATATCAGCAATGTTTTCAGCAGCTTCTTTTGTACGAGTTTTGGGCGCGGCAGGAAAATGTTCCTGCTTTTCAACGGGAAGATTTTCTTTTTTTTCTTCTATTTCAGAGAGAGGTCTAATTCCCAAGACTTCATCTATTTTATCATTCATTCTGTTTGACCATTTATAATATAAAGCATAAATTCTGGTGGAAAAACATCATAATTTTTATTAAGAATAGCAGCATCATTATATATGCGATTATGGAGCAAAGTACTCATAAATCTTACTGTTCCTTTATCAATAAAATGTTTTAAAAACTCATTTCTAAACTTAATAAAATCCCACCCGCCGTTTTCATAGTGCCGAAGATGCATTTCAACAGCAATATGTTTTACGTTTTTGTCTATCCATTCTATATTTTCAGTGGTAAAAATATCATATTCACCACCTTCGCAATCTATTTTTAAATAATCTATCTTATCTATGTTATACGTATCAAGCAATTGTCTAAACGTAAAACGCTTATAATCACCTGCTTGGTTTGAATTGTATATATGTTTAAGGTGACTTTCATTAGAAACAATTGCTCCATGAATAGGAACAACTGGTGATGTCGGCTTATTAATAACATACTCTTGAGTGTTTTTCATGGCAAGTTTAAGTAATTCTTTATTTGGCTCAACCATGTATACCTTAGAAGCACCTTCATCGAGTGCTAAGCAAGAAAACATACCAACACATGCACCAATATCTACAACAATATCACCTGGCTGTACTTTGCCCCACCATTCATAGTCTTTTGTTACAAAAAACTCTTCTCTCATATTCGAAATGTGGTGAATACTTAATGTTCCGCAATCGATGTTTTCATTCAATGCTTTATAATTTTTATCCATAACTAAATTCTCGTAATGTATAGCATGAAATAAGATCTTTCAATCGGTAAATTTGTTATTTTATCGTCATCCCATATAAATTCTGGACTAAAAGAGCTCTTTCCTCGAATAACATGATCTCTAGAATTTCTAAAAGCTTTTAGGAATGTATTTCTAAATCGAAAAAATTTATCTAAATTTCCGTGAGTATGAATTTCAATTGCAATATGTTTAATATTATTCATCATATATTCTAGATTTTCTTCAACAAAAACGTCATATTCGGCACCTTCAATATCAACTTTTAAGAAATCTATTTTATTTATGTTATAGAGATCAACCAATTCTTTGAACGACATTTTATCTACATCAGCTTTTACAGTTTCATCTTCTACTGTAATATAAACGCCTTTTGAAGATCCTATAATAGCATTAATAGGATACACTTTTGGGTTAGGCTCATTCATCATATATTCAGAAACGTTTTTAATAGCTGTTTTTAATAAGTGTCTATTGCCTTCTACCATATAAACTTTTGATGCACCTTTATCAAGTGAATCTGCAGACATCATTCCAATACATGCGCCAAGGTCTACAACTACATCACCTGGTTGTACTTTATACCACCATTCATAGTCTTTGGAAACCCAAAACTCATTGTAAAAGGTTGACACCATTTCAAATACCAACCCACCCGTTTCCATTACTTGATTAAGGGCTTTTTTTCTATTTTTCACGTGTGCATACTCTTTCTCTCAAATCACTACTACTAAAACGATGGTCTCTTTTATTAAAATACAAATCAATATCCCTTTTACGGCAAATATCTTTTCCAGTAAATTCTTTATCGCGATACTCTTCACCTAGAACACGTACATTAATGGGATACATTTGAAGAATATCTTCAAGATCTTGCTCTGTACCATAAGGAATAATTTCGTCAACATAGCTTACGGCTTTGAGCTGTGTATATCTTTCGACAATTGTTTGAATAGGTTTGTTTTTTTCTGGACGATCAACGTTAGGATCGACCTGTAGACCGCAAATCAAATAGTCGCATTGAGCCTTTGCTTCTCTAAGCATTTGCACGTGACCCGCGTGGAGCAGGTCAAACGTGCTACATGTAAAACCAACTTTCATAATTATCAACTTTTCAACAACAAACTATTATATACTATTTAAATCATAATGTCAACTTATACATAAGGATTGACTGGAGGTGTAGTATTTAAGCCCGGACCTTCAATAAATTCAATCGGAGTAAAATCATTGGAGCTTGTATATCTGTGTCCTTTAGTTATTCTCACTGAGTGAGCAAGATCACCAGCATTCCATTCATACGAGCCTATGAAAGAGGTTGGACCAGTATATGCATCAGTTGGCTGAAGACCTCTCGCAAATATATTTATTCCTCCTATAAATTTGAATCCGGTGGTATTTGTGCTTAGATCGCGCCAACCCTTCCAAACTCCATCAATCCAAAAGTCCGTTCTAGAAGCATCGAACTGCACAGCAATGTGAAACCATTGGTTAGTAGGTATTGAAACAGTGTAACTATTGCCGCTACCGTCATTTGTAACCGATAATCCGGAAGCCGATAGTGATACATTTCCACCTTTGTATCGATCCGTTCTAAGAGACCCGGCCGGCCAAGCGCCTGGAAATTCATAAACACCTGTGCCGAACATGTGTTGTAGATCAAGTGAAGCTAATTTTATCCACGCCTCTACAGTTATGGCACCAGGTATATTTTCAATTCTTTTCCACATTCCACCCAAAGGACTAATAACATCGTCACCAAATAAGCTATCAGATGTAGCTATAGTTGGTGCGGTAGTAACATAATTAACAAAAGAATTACCATTAGGCGCTAAATCATGTACATTATTATTATATACTTTAATAAGAGATATTACTTTATCCCAAAATGGATCTGTGCCTGGTTGATGAGTTAATGGAACAGTTCCTATAGTACCCCAACTTGGTCTAGGTAATACCCAAACACTTGCACTAGTATCAAAATTTGTTGGAGCTGAAGTTATTGTTAATACATTCCATCCGCTTAAATCTTGATTGAATACAGCAGCATCGAAGAACATGCCATACATATTAGTAACACTACTCACATCCCAAGAACTGATATCTTCATTGAATGCATCAGCATTGTTGAACATATATTGCATATCAGTAACATTACTCACATCCCAAGAACTAATATCTTGATTGAATGCAGTAGCACCGCTGAACATAGACCGCATAGTAGTAACAGAACTTGTGTTCCAAGTTAATGGACGAGTAGGCTCGTCAATTATATTAATAGTTCCTAACATGTCAGGGTGTAATGTACATTGATAATATAATGTATTAGGTGCAGTTAATGGCACAACAAATGTAACGTCTCCAATCGTATTATTATCAGTTACTCCGTCGTTGTATGCTGTACCGCTAGTATCTGTTTGGATTTGGAACGGATGCGCACCGCTGGTATTACTGAATACGTATGTATGCCCTCTTGTCAAGGTTAGAGTAGGATCATCAACGTTTGTGCCACCTTGAGCATCGTCAGCAAATATGTAATTTAAATTTCCTGAGGCTGTTATGCTGAATGTGTATGGATCTGGAATATTGCCATATCCATTGTTGAATGCATCAGCAGCCCAGAACATCTGACTCATACTAGTAACACTACTTACATCCCAAGAACTAATATCTTGATTGAATGCATCAGCATTGTTGAACATTTCTGTTGTGTTAGTAACACTAGACATATCCCAAGAACTAATATCTTGATTGAATGCAGTAGCATAGCGGAACATCTTCCGCATATCAGTAACTCTACTTACATTCCAAGAACTAATATCTTGATTGAATGCAATAGCAGTTTCAAACATAGAATTCATTCTAACTTGAACGTTGTTATTTGTAATGAAATTCCAAGTTAATGGCGCACCACCATTGTTGAAGGATATAGTATCCTTAAACATACTACTCATATCAATAACACTACTTACATCCCAAGAACTAATATCTTGATTGAATGCGTTAGAATTGCGGAACATACCATTCATATTAGTAACACTACTTGTATCCCAAGAACTAATGTCTTGATTGAATGCATCAGCATTGTTGAACATATTATTCATATCAGTAACACTACTTACATCCCAAGAACTAATATCTTGATTGAATGCATCAG